CGGATATTCGGATCAGCAATATCATTAGTGTGACCAACTACTTCAAACTGAGGAGAGTTCTTCCACTTCTGATGATCAACAAGATCATTGATGTAGTTGACAACTTCAGTCTTTCTGGCATCAATAGCCACTTGGCCTTTCTTGCCGTAAGTACCTTTCTTACCAACCTTTGGAACAGGCTGACTTAGAGCTGTGTCAACAGCTTTCTCAGAATCAGTAAAGGACCGAGAAGGTGTAGCTTCACTAGGTTCAACTTTAGTTCTAAAGCGACCAAGAGCAGCACCACCTAATTCTCCAAGTCCTTGAAGACCAGCACCAGCAGCAATAGCTCCAACAGTCTGAAGAGGATCGTATTGATCGGACACTCCCTGAGCAACATCCAAGCCTTGATAACCAATGTTAGCAAGACCAGAGATAGCCCCTTGGGCGCCAATTCTACGAACAGCAGAACTGCCCGGATTGATAAATGATTCAGGACCGATAGAACCAATCAACTGACCAAGGACAGTCGGACCCCAGCGATTAACAGCAAGAGCATTTTCAAGGAATGACTGGTCAGGTCTCCAAGCAGGATCAGCCTGAGCCTTAAGAGCCATCTCCTGACGGAGCCTTTGCTGAGCCTGATTAACCATCTCAGTCTGAAGATACTCGTAGAAGTCATCAGACATTCCCGGAATCTGCTTCTTAAGCTCATCCTTACCTGTGTCCATCCAGTCGTAAACATTACGAGAGAATGCCCCCCAAAAGTCATGAGCAGTAGCATCAGTCAAGTTGTCAGCAAGTCTCTGAGCCATGGTGCGTTCAGGAGCAGGCTCAGCCTTTTCAGGAGTCTGAGGATGCACCATACCAAGAACAGGAGAAACATGCTGACCCTTAGTGACAGCTTCAATAGCAGGCTGCCACAGTTTAGGATCAAGAGGACTGCCACGGCTAGAGGTGTATTCGTTGATTTGATCAAACGATGCACCACTGTTAAGCAGCTTCTCAGCCTCAGCTCTAGTCTCTTCGTTGTACTTATTCTGATCAGCAATGTACTTATTGTAATCAGCCAGACCTGCTTCATTAGGACCAGCACCGAACTCGATCTTTTCATCCGGAGCAAGCTTCTGAACTTGTCTGTTATCGATGTCGGTTGTGGTATTAGCAGGAAGAGCTTCTGCCTGTTGAAACTGGTCGAAATATCTCTTAGTCTCAGGATCATCCATATCGACGTACTGAGAAACATAGTTTCTGGTTTCTGGATCAGACAGATCAATATCATTTAACGAAAGACCCTGAAGAGGATCAGTATTCTGAGGCTGAGTAGGCTTAATGGCCATGGCTTAGTCCTTCTATTTATTGTGGAACAAATTTACCGTTTCTAAGAACAAATTTTCTAGGACCCTGAGAAGTAGGATTCCCCGACGGACCACCAAGAAGATTTGATTTCCCTCTGTTCTTGCTGTACCCAAGTCTTGTAAGAGCTTCTTCCTCACCAGCAGACAAAGGCTTGCCAGACTGAATCTTCTGAATAAGAGGAGCAGCCATTGCAGCAGCAGTCGGCTGAGGCTCTGCTCTCGGAGCAGGAGGACGAGTAGCTCTGATTCTGTTGCTGACTGCATTCTGTTCAGCAGTCTTAGCTGCACGTTCCTTGTACGGAAGCTGTTCCTGCTGGTTGACAGTGATGTCACCAGAAGCAAACTGAGCCCTCTGCTCAGGAGTCATGTCAGGAGAAACACCAAGACTGGCAAGGTCGTCCTCATTAATGCCGTACATCTTAGCACCAGCAACAATTTGAGCATAAGGCAGATTGCCTCTTACCCAACGAGAAAGTCTGTTAATACCAGTTTCTCTTTGTTTAAAATCTCTATCAGCCTGCTGGCTGTTCCGAGTATCAGTAAGGCTCTGAACCTGAGCACGTTTTAGATCGTTGGTTTGAATGTCATTGTAAAGCTGCTGTGCAAGTTCAGCACCACCCGGAGTGTTAGCCAGACGCTCAAGAGCAGCGAGCTGACCACCCGGATTGGTAAAACCAACCATTGCATCAGCCTGTCTTTCAAGGTCTCTGCGAGGCTGATACACGGCCTTGTGACCAGACTGAACAAGAAAAGCATCACCAATAGTACCAAGGATGTCTCTCAGAGTTCCTCTAGTACCGAACATACCTTTTCTAGCAGGAGCCTGTTGTGCAGCCTGTTGTGCTTCCTCTAGATAGGAGCGATTGCTCATTCCGGGAGGAGCAGGATCATTCTCAGGAAGACCGCCATTCACACCGCTGTTAGAACGACGGCCTGTAACAAGAATGTCATCCCCGGAGACAGGCTCTTGAGGCGGCACCTGACCAGCAGCTTGCAGCAGAGATAGCAAATTAAGAGCCATTTAGTTTCTCCTATTAACCAGCGGCAAGACCAGAGGCAATGCTTCCAACAAAACCACCAAGACCCGGCTTAGAACTGCTTGAGCTGTTTGAAGTACCGTGAGATACCTGACCAGCACCACTGATAAGATTACCAGCATTGAAGCCGAGCTGAGCCTGCTGAAGAAGCTTGTCCATGTAGTTATTGGCAAACGTATTCTGTAGGTTGGTACCGAATGTCTGAAGAGCCTTGCCAGTAGAGCCAGAACGCAGTAGACCAGAGGCCGCAGCATTGCCTGTAATTCCTCTGGAGCCCTGTTCGGCTAGTGCGTCGAAGCCAGTAGCTTTCTTGTAAGCATCAAGACCTGAGCTGTCACCACCAAGCAAAGCCGCAAGAGCATTAGCACCAGTCGTAGCCTGCCCAAGCAACGGGCTGTACGCCTGATTGATGGTGTCATATGCCTTGTTGTAAGAGTCCGATTGAGAGGACTGCTTTTGTTTGCTACCACCGAAGATGCTACTCATTAGCTGCCTCCCACTCTTCTTTTGTTAAAATCACAAGCTCACAAGGTCCTGCTATTGTATTAACAACACCGTAAGACTTGAAACCAAGTTGTTTATTCATCCATCGTGCCCCTAGTTTCTGTAAGGGGGTTAGTCCTCTGATTACTTTAATGTCATAATCTTTAGTAAATGCCTCTTTCAGCATTTCTTTTGCCACTCTGACAGCAGCTCTTCCTCTAGAAACGAAAAAGTAATGCCCTGTTACTATTCCGGGAATTTCTCTTTCAAACAGAGCTACATCTTTATCTTCATTGACAAGAGCAATATTCTCAGTACCTTCAATCCAATCTTCAGGATTAAATCCGTAAAGACCTTCTTTGTAAGGATCAGTAGCTGCCTTAACAACATCAATATCAAAAGTCCTAGAGATCATTAAAAACCTCCGACACTGACAGCGGCAACATAAATATTATTTGCACCACCAAGCTGAGCAGTATTGATAGGACTATTACCCGTTTGAGGGATGAAATAGTAAACTGCTCCTGATGAGTTAGTAGCATTAATCGCTTGTAGCTGAGTTCCAATATCCCAAGTAGGATTAAAAGTAAGACGAGCACTAGAGAAAAACAAAGCAACGCTTGCAGGAGTTCCTAAGGCAGGTACGCCTCTGGAATTAATAGCAGATGCAGAAGTCTCAGAAATAGCAAAAACAGGAGAAGTAAGACAAGTAGCAGTTGAACCAACAAGAGTTACCATACTGAAAACTCCGTTGAAACTGCCTGTAGTAGTTATTGTTACTGAGCCAGTAGAGATGTCTGTTGGAACAAGTGTTTTTGTAAATACCGCACCATTCCAGTTGGATGTGCTGGTAGCATGGAGCTGTACCCACGCAGCGGGCCTATTAACAGCGAAGCCGTGTCCGCAAAAGAGGATAGCCAAATCACCAACAGCAGAGCCCGCAGGAAAAGGAACCGTATAGGACGAAGCACTTGACGACTGAATGTTACTACCTCTGATAGTTGGAGGAGTTCCGCCGCCTCCGCCACCAGACTGATTAGCTGGTTTCCAAGTATTGGTTGCTGAGTCAAAAACAATGACCTGATTATTCGCAGGAGGTGTAGAGAAATCTACATCGTTCAAATCACCAAGACCAGCGTCCAGATCAATGGTTGGCCCGGGAGGAGTAAGCGGACCTCCTCCTGAAAGACCATCACCTGCTGTAACCGAGATAGTGTTGAGATAATCAATCATCATCTGTTGGGTAATACCACCAGAGATGTCAATCTGTCTCTGCTGCGCCCAACGAATGAAGTATTCAGTAGGAGTTCCATCATTGTTAGTAATTGCAAACTGTTTCGTTAGAGGCTGAATACTAGCCATATTTACGCTCCTTCGTTTGCATTCACATCAAGACTGTCAATTCTACGGAATGCTCCATTATCAGTAATTCTGAACAGACGACCCGGCGCTCTTACCTGACCAAGCGATCTCCAAACAAACTCTTGATCGTATGATCCTTCCTGAGTTGTCTGGGGCTGATCAGCAGTTACGTAAGAATGCCCTTGATCGTCAGAATATTCTAGTGTTACATTGTTTAAAGTAAGAGCAGGATCACCAAGAGATGCTGTAAGATAAACAGAATAGATAGGGAGAGAAATACGTCCTCTAGAAACCATCTGTCCTGTTGCAACTCTAGGGAATGTGGTTTCTGCATCTGTAAGGAGCATGTCATCCTGACCTTTTTCTGGATCAAGAATCCAAAGAACTCCGTAGCTGTCGTCACCAACAACTACGTTACTGCCAAACTGCTCAGGAATATTGCCTGAAGAGCGCCAGTTCATTCCAACTGATGCTCTCCATCTCAAATCATTACCAGTTGTCCACCATGACCACTGACCAGTCATCAAATCTAGGACGAGGGTTTTACCTCCCGTTCCTAGTTTAAGAATGTAGAAATCATGACCATCGAGTGTGTAGAACCAAGACTTAAGCTTGGGGTTATCAATCTTACCTCTGTAAACTGCTAAAGGAGCAAGCTGAGTAACTCGGATTGTCTGAGCAGTTCTACGATAAGTAACATTCTCACCAGCGTAAGTTGCTGCAATGTTATCGGCAGGAACGTTGTAGATACCAAGGCTAATACCTTGAGGGACTCTTAGTGCCTGTGCAACCTGATTAACAGCTACAATAGTGCCTGCTTGCGGTGCTTGAATTTCGGGCGTCTGAGCCATCTGACAGTTCCTTTGTTAATTACAGAGTTCTGTTAATCTGGATGTTTGCATCATTGACAGCCTGCGGAAGCCATGCAGCACTGGTTGCAGGATCGGTCTCAAATACATCTCTCCAGTAGGTTTGAGCAACAGTGATAGGTCGTTCTGCTCCTAGTCCAACAACACCATCAGAAATAAGCCCAACCTGAAGAGAACCATCGCCACCATCCGTTTTAGCAGCTCTAACAAACGTAATAACCGCTTTCACGCTAGTAGCTTCAATCGGAAGATCAGTCATAGTCCCGACATAAGGATCAGGATAGTTGGGCGGATCAACCGAGTATGGAGCAGCGATGTATTGAGAATCATTCGGTGGAATGTTGTCAAGGATAGACCAACCCTCCGAGCCAGTACTAGGAGTCCAGTTAAGGGAAACATCCGAAGCCGTCGTCAGATTGTGTACAAGAACGCTTCCAAGGAAATCGTTATTGAAGCTTCCTTCACCATTCCAGATCACAAGGTCTTTTGAATACCAAACATAACCAGCCGAGGTAATATCAGTTGTAGTACCAACAGCGATTTGATAGATCGGGTTGATAGTGAGAGAATCGAGAGAGACGACTGTAAGCCCTTCTACTCTAACCTCAAGAGTCCCTGCTCCAGTGTCTAGAGCAGCTTCAATATGATACCAACCATTCGCAGTAACAACTGGATTCTCAGTAGTAAAAAGCAGAGTACCGCTACTTGGACTACCCAATCTTACTTGGATTCTGCCAGTTCCTGTTGGAGTAACTGTAAGCAAGAACTCATTAGAAGGCCCTAGCCACCCACAGAAAAAAGGGATCGGAGGCACAGTGCTAAACTGAAGATTGGGAAGCCAAACTCTTTGGGCAATACCAACCTTAGTTGCACTAGCGGGAAGAACAAATCTAATACCCGAGCTTGCAGCCTGCCCACCACCAGTAAAGCGGCATACTCTACCACCGGAGAGACCATCAGGATCAGCGACAAGAGTCAGATTAGCAGCAGAAGCATAGATACCGTTGAGCATTAGAGCAGCATTGGTACCATAGATAGAAAAGTTATCAGCATGGACAATAGCCATCTAAGTCTCCTAAAAAAGATAGTTGTTTTGAGTAGCGATACCTTTGCGAATCTCTTCTTCAATGTCAGGAGTTGAAACTCTTTTCGGAGAGCCTCCTTGGATTAGGAAAACACCGCCATCAGCATCAACAACAGCCATGGTCTCGTGAATGGCTTTAGCTGTGTTAAGCCAAGAACCTCTGTCAAACACAACACCCTGAAGACGCTGCATCACAGGAGCCGTTGGGTCGGACGGATTACCGCCTGACACAAACCAGACTTCTGTAGTGCTTTCACCGGGAAGCCAGAATTGATCTCCAAACACCTGAACACCATATACACCGTCAGGAGATCTTTCTGCTGTTGCAAAGTTCAGAGGATCAACTGTAGTCTCGCCCGGCTCAATCCAGTAGAACCTACCCTGATAACCATTAGTCTGAACAGGGATAACAATCACATAAGAAGCAATAACTGCAACGTCGATAACACCAACAGCATCAGGCATTTCTACTTGAGTTGTAGAAGTCCCATCATAGACAAGAAGATTTCGTCCATCAGCAATGAAAAGATATTCTGGTGTTTCACCAATCTGACCAGTGATAGCCATACTGACAAACCCACGCTCAGGATCAAACAAACCAGAAGCAATGCTTGTCTTTTCAAGCTTGTTATTCATTCTCCAAACACTGCCCCCCGAGGCAATGAAGAGATCACCGCCGAAGGAGCCTGCCTCAGAAGCTAGGCCACGAATAGGACCATCACCTACATAAGTCAGGCGCCTCATACCCGGACGAGCTAGAAGAGCCGATCCATCATCCGTAAGAAAAGGATTCTGTTCGAAGTAGCGATTCTTTAGAGTGAGCGAACCAGCGTCCGCTACATCACGCCGAAAGTCGCTCGTTCGAAAATTAACTTTTACCACGGCCATCCCTTATCGAACATTGAACTTGGATTGTAAAGCCAGTACGTATTACCCCACTGATCTCTATCAGCAGCCAGTTTAGAAGGCCGAATAAGACCAAGCTCAGAGCGAGTTGGGATAACTTGATTATAACGAGCACGAAGCTGAGCGCGAGACCGTTCGAAGATTTTCTCAGACTGAGGATCGAGAGATGACCCGTAGGACGGGTTTAGTCTCATTGCCAGCAGAGTAATGAAGAAATCGTCAAACTCTTCAGGGAACGGGAAATTATCTACTTCTACAATCGGGGCATACTTAACCCAATTAGCTAGATCTTCTCTGTAGAACCACTCAGCATCAAAACCATCTGTATTAAGAACAACAGTTTCATTGTTCTCGATCATATTCCCATTACCATAGACAGTAACAGGATTAGTTGCTAGTGTTCCAGAAACGTCAATAGCAGCAAACCGAGACCCATCGTCTGGCGCTGGATGAAGGTAAAGATTAACAGATTGATCAAGGTTCAGCATCACCCGAGTATTCTTAGGGACGAACCAATCATTATCTGGAACCGTATTCCACCAAGGATAACCAGAAGGACGAGTGATGTTCTTTTTTCCGATAGGGAAGGTAGAGAACGGATCGCCCGCCTCATTGCCAAAAACACTCTTTAAGATTCTGTTGAGATACCTAAGAGCTTCTTGCTGTTGAGCAGGAGTAGGAGATGCAGTAATAGCCAGAAGGTTACTCTGACGAAAAGCATCAGTAATAAGCTGAGTAACCGTGGTCATTTAAATCTCCTTAAGCGGCCGTGATAATATTCACATCGAGACGAATCTCTTGAGTGCCATCGTCTCCACCATAAGCAGGAGTCAAGCATCGAGCCCAGACACCACCTGTAAACGGCACATTAATGAAGATGCAATCGCCATCTACTTTGCGACCAACAGGTCTTGTGCTAGACGCATCTGGCTGAGCATCACCAATAAAAACGTAGAAACCGTGGTTGCAGGGAAAACTTTTAATATCAAGAAAATTAACTGTCGTTCCAGCACCGACAATTTCAATCCAGCCGTCTTCCGGTCCTACATAAAAATTCTGAGTAACAGTTGCCATCATTTTCTCCTGCTTATAAAACTAGGGGCGGATGCTCACGAATGCCTTCCAT